CAGTTCTTAAACGATTAATTGCACCCCTTTGATTACTTATAAATATGTCGTTTCCACTTATTCTACCATAAACCTCAACTTGCTGAACACCACCATTATCATTTAGCATTCCTTTTAATTTATCTAAAGGAGCAACTACTTCTGGATTAGATGCTGTTGTTCCAGCACCCTCACCAACTAAAGCCATTGTTGGACCAGTTACTAAACCACCACTTGCTAAGCCTAAAATTGATGTTTTTGCAGCTGAAAAAGCATCACCCAATGAAAACCCTTTCCCACCTAATAAAAAGTTTATTGCAGTCATTACAGCTAATTGTATCATAAGTTGTTTTAATGCCTTTTTCATGTTCTCTATAAAAGAACTAAAAAATCCTTCTTGACTGTTAGCAGCTCTCATCATAGAGTTAAACATAATATCACCAAATAATTCTGTTGATGCATTATATTCTTTTTGCGCTTGTGATAATTGTCTTAATGGTGCCTCTACATTTTTTAATTGATCTGGTATTTTAGCAAGTTCTTCATTTAGTTTTTGTACTGGTAAAGAATCCATTGCAGCAATAAATGTTTCATCTGTTCTTGCTTTTTTACCTTTTGGAGTTGTTTTTGCTGGTGGTTTTATAAATGGTATTTTACCAGCTAACATTCTTTTTCTTATGTCATTTGGATCAGTTTTTGCAATGTCTTGCATTAAGCTAAAATCTAATTTTTTAACTTCCTCGTTTACTCCAAATATTGCATTTTTTAATTTCTGAAATCCTTTTCTTGTATTATCAACAAAACCATCACCCTCATCTAATTTTATAAATAAAGCTGCTAAGGCTGCAACAATTCCAACTGGTCCCATTATTACAGCATATAATCTTGGAATAAATATTATTAGTTTTTGCACAACACTTAAAAATGCAGCAGCAGCTTTAAACAATGGACCAAATGCAGCAGTAACTAAAGCAATGTTGATGGCTAACTTTTTGTTTTCATCACTCATGCTGCCAATTTTTGTAACAACATTAGTTAGCACTTTTATTACATCACTTGCTATTGGTAATAATTCTTTTCCAAATTGTTCTCCTAATTCTTTTACACTTTCTTGTAAATTTCTTGTGCTATTAGCAACACCATCACTTGTTCTTGCATAATCACCTAAAGCATTTTGAGATTTAGAAATAACAAAATTATATCTTAGCTGAACTTTTTCAGCTTGAGTCATTTGTTTTATAGTTTTAGTAATGCCTTGTTCTAATGCAAATTGTTTAAGATTTGCTTCTGTCATTACAATACCTAATTTTTTTAGAGATTCAGTTTCTCCAGTAAAAATACTTGCTAAAGCTGTTTGTGCTATATCAAGCCTTATGTTTTTAAATGATGATAAATCTCCAGCTAAACCAACTAAAGATGTACTCATTCCAGATGCTTGTTGTTGAGTTAAACCCATTGATGTTCCCATGTCACCAAATAAAGATGCCATTTCTAATGCTGATCCTTCTGCAATACCAAAACTTTTTAATGTTGTTTTTGCAAATGCTTGAACTTCTTTAGAAGATTCTCCAAAACTTACATTAACTTTATTTAATGATTCCTCAAAATCAGATGCTAATTTAACAGCTCCAGCACCTAAAGCAACAATTGGTAATGTAAGATTTGTTGTTAGTTGATTACCAATTCTATTAGCATCTCTACTCCAGCGACCTAATTTTTTCTGAGCATTTTTCATTGACTTGTCAAAGCCTTTAAAATCAGCTCCAAACATTACAGTCAATTTACCAACTAAACCTAATCCCATTTATTTGTTGTTTTTATGTTCTGACATTTTTTTAACATATTCTGCCTTTGCTTTTAGTTTTTCGTAATCTATTTTCTTATCCTTTTTATCCCATTCAAACTCAATTAAATCAGTTGGCTTTAACCTTTTGCCTTTTGACATCTGGATGTTTAACAACAAAGTTGTTTGCCATCTTGTTCTTTCCCAATTGCCTCTTTCCCTAATATTCTCAAGCTCATAAAAGCCATCCAACTTATTCCAAAAATGTTTAGGCAAGTAATCATAAAACTCATTTACTCCCATGCCTAACTGTCCAAAAGCAATTTTCTCTAATTCTCGCCAAGAGAGTTTATTTTCTACTTCTTGGCTTTCTGCTTTTTTTCAGTATTTCCTCCCATTTGTTCAGCTAATATTTCCATTGCTTTTCCTATGCAATCAAAATCATTATCAATTAAATCAGCCAAATCATCAATAGTTAATTCAAACTCTTGCTTTGCAGCTCTATGTCCATCCTCAATGCCACAATATATTAAATTTAAAGCACCATCTAATGTCATGTCCACACCAAGTTTATCTAAATCTTGCAATGATGTATTTGTTTTAGATGAATATTTTCTTAATGCATTAAAACCAAATTTAATTGGTAGTTTTTCTTTATTTATTTCTATAAAAGTATAATTCATTTTTGTTTAGTTTAGTAAGGATTGGAGCAATGGTACTAAACAAAAAGTACCAAAGCTCCTCACCTATTTTTTTAGTTTATTGTTTGTATCAATTCACCAGTTCCCTCAATAGAAAGAGAATAAGTTGCAGTATCTTCTGTTCCACCAGTTATACTAACAGATGTAATATATCCTTTACCAGCATAACTTATATCAGTTGTTGATGTATCTCCAAAAATAAAATTTACTTGTTGTCTTGCATTTAAAACATTAGCTTCTAACACATCATCAACCCCATCAGTTAAAGCAACACCACCAGCATTTGTCCATGCATAAGCACCATCGATATCAATTGAAAAATCTCTCAATCCTTCTAATATTTCTTTAAATCCAGCACTTTCTTTATTTGTAATTTCTCTTGGTGAATGATTAACATTCAACGTACAGTTTTGAGCAAATGCAACAAGATTATTTGTTGATGCACTATAAACCTTTATTTCAGTTCCATTTAAAATAGCCATTTTTTTTCTTTTTTATATTAATTAATTATTTTCTTGGGCAATTTTTTGTTTTGCCTTTTTTTCTTTTTTTTCCTTTAAGTAACCATTCTCTTTTAAAAAAACAATAGTTTCTTCATTTCTTATTTCTAATATGCTCCCAGCTTTATTTATTTGTCCAGCATATCTCCAGTCTTTACTTAATTTTATTTTCATATTATTTTCTTTTAACTTGTTGGATTAATTTGTCTAATCTCAAAATCTAATGCTTTTCTATAAATTCCAGCATCACCACTTGTATCATCAAAAATATCATTATAGCTTTGAAATTGACTCGATTGTATTTTAATTGTAGCATATTCTGCTTCTGTAATTCTATCCATTGCAATTCTAATTTTTTTTGCTAAATTAGATGCTTCTGAATATGTTTCACTATAACAAGAAATCATTACATCATTAGTATCTAATGTTGATGGTCCTTCTTTAGTATCATTTGGCTGAACTCCAGTAACATCATAAATAATAAAAGGAAATTCAGTTGTTTGTGGAGCAACATTTGGAAATATTCTTGACTCCACTAATGCTAAAATATCAGAATCATTTGACAAAATATTAAATATTGCTTTTCCTATTTCCATTTTAGTTATATCCGAATGTTCCTAATTTCCTTAATTTTTTTACTTCTTTAAACATTACAGCTCTTGCATCTGTAAGCATATTAGTCATCAATTTACTTTTTGTTTCATTGTATGCTGGTTTTATAAAAGGTTTAGCTGGTCCCCATTTATATGTTGGACTTTGTGCATTTCTACCAACTTCAATCCATGCTCCATAAAAACCACTTTTTTCATTTGCAAAAGCTCCTTTTGCTCTTAGACCAACGTACCCTCCACCAAATTGTCTACTTTTTCTTGTAGTAATAAAACCAACTGATTTTTCTAATATTGTTGATCCAATACTACCTTTTTTAAAAGGCATTCCAGAAATTTTTTGTTTAATCTTATCTTGTAATGGTTTTGAGTTTGTTCTAAATATTTTTACTAAATTTTTTGGATTGTTTAGTTGTGCTGGAAATCTATTCATAAAATCTTGCAATTCTTTCATTCCTAAAACATTAACACCAACCCTTGATAGTGTGCCAGTTGTGTTAGCTAATTTAGCAACTGTTGTGCCTCCTTTATTTCCAAATGTAATTGCCATTAATCTTTATTTTCACAAATTATTTCTAAAAAAGCATCTCTTCCATCTATTTGATTAATAACTTTTGCAAAGTATTCTTTACCATCATAATTAATTCTTGATTGTAAATTCAAACTTCCCATGTCTAAATTTCTTATATAAACATGAAGCTTTGTCATCCCAGTTATTTTATCAGATTCATCTAATTTTTCTGTTCCTCCTTTCCATTCTATTGCAGCCCAAACTTCTCTAAACAAAGTATATGCTCTTGTTAGCTCACCATAAACATTAGCAGTTGTGCTTACAGAATAAATCCTTACTCTTCTATCAAGTTCTCCTATTGTCATCCTACTATCTGAACTTTATATGTATCAAGCAACCATTTAACATTCATTGGTAATTCAGTTGCAATTCTACCTACTACAACACTATTTCTGTTTTGGTAAAAATTTCCTATAGTTAAAAGAATAGCTTGTTTTATAATCTCTGGCACATCACTTGCAGTACCATAACCAACAGTATATCTTGCTACAACAGCATCATTTCTACTTGTAATCCTTGGAAAACTTTGATTTTCTGCTAATTGTATTTGTGATGGCTCATAATTTAATTGAGCATCATAAACAGTTGCACTTAATGTTTGCAAACTATTATCACTATCATAATATTTAACATGAGCAACAGCACTTACTTTACTTTTAAATAAAGTTTGTAACTGTGCAAAATCACTACAAGTTTGATCTATTACCGTATTAATAAAAAATCTATTTGTGTACTCTTCACTTAATTGTGTTGCAGCTTTTATAATAGATGTAATATAAGCATCATCGGCAGTTGTATCAACCTTTAAATGAGATTTAGCCTCAGTTAAAGAAACCGGAT